CCGCACCGTGTCTTCGTTGAGCCAGTTGGAGATCGACTGATCGCCTACGCCCAGCGACTGGAGGGTCGTAATGGGGGCCGAATCAGGGTACATCCGCTCATATTCGTCCCGCGTCACATCCTCAGTGACAAAACACCACTTGGCGTCAGCGCCGGTAGGGTCTTGCATGGTCGGATCCATGTATACGCTAAAACTGTTGCGAATCCGGCCAATTTTGATGTCTTGGTCGAACGTATTGTCGTCGCAATACTCGGTCAGAAGGCGCACATAGCCTTCACCGTAGGCTACTTGGTTCTCGCAGGCCGTGTCATAGGCAACATCGGCGTCACTCATGTATTCGATGTGTCGGATCATGCCGTTGAAAATCTCAGCGATTTCCACATCAGCGTTGTCGTCAACCGGAATGACCTTAGCACCTGGGCGGTTCTGCCGTTGGTCGTTGGTGACCTGGCGAACGTGCTGAGGCAGCTTATTGATGGTCAGCGTGGGGCGTGCATTGATTGTTTGACCCTGCACAGCGCCACGGGTAGCCAGCACATCGGCAGGCCATTGCCACTGGTTGTCAGGTGAACCGGCATAGAACTTCAGGTCATCGTTCTCGTCTTCACGCGACTCGGACAGCGCAGACATTGCCAAGTCCAGCCGGGAACGGGCTGCGGCAAGGATGCTGGCATCACTTTTGTCTTTAGCAGAGCCGCCAACAGCAACTGCGGCAGCGGCGGTGATACCAGTAATGTCCATTATTTTTTACCTTTTGGGGCGGCTGCTGCGCGTTTCACAGAATACGCAATCGCAACGGCCTGTTTGACTGGTTTGCCAGCGGCAACTTCAGCCTTCACATTTTTACGGAAGGCTTCGGGTGTTGGTGACTTTTTCAGCGGCATCTTACACCTTAGGGTTGAACGTGAAGAATGGAAAAATTGATCTTAAGCGTGTCGGTGTAGGCGTTGCTTGATACATTGTCTAGGTTGATTGTAAATGCACCGTCAGTTACCGTCACTACAGCAATAAGATATGCAAACGTAGCGGTAGCGCCAGATGCAATGTTCACAATAACCGTATCTAGTGAAGACACTTGGCTGTTGTTCACAATAAACGCAACCTTAGCATTAGGGGCCATTTGAGCATTTGTCGTGGTAATTGTGCCAGCAGTCTTGTTTAAGGTTACGGCTGATGCCTTGTTGCCAGTCTGTGTCACCGTACCATACGCACCATTGGTATAACCCAACTGAGATGTTGCGTAGATTACATTTGCATTAACCGTATCCGCGCCAATAATGTTTTGATCTTCGTAAGCTACGCCGATTGGTTTAGTGTTTGCCATGTCACGCTCCTAGCCATCCAGTTGAAACTGCGCCGCGATCATACGCGGTAATTGTCCGGGTTTTACCAGAATTGTACTCGCCCCGGCTGGCAACGGGAAATGCAAACGTCACAGCCAGCGCATCCGCAGCATCCGGAGAGGCCAAACCACGAGATTTCATCTCCTTCTTCCCCTCCAAAAAGATAGTCCCTGCCGAGTTGGGCTTCTTCATCGGGCCAACCAGATCGTTTTTCAGCGACCTGTCTGTCGGAATACTAGCTGTTCGCAACCAGTCCCGCATGGCACCCCACATCTCAGCGCGCTTATTACCCCACATTACCGGGTTCTTGGCTTTCCAGCCAAAGTTCACCCCGCGCACTTTGTACCGCTGTTCCGTAAGCCTGTCAAGTATCCCGTAGCCCAACCCACCCTCATCAATCACGGTCAGCACGGGCTTAAACTGTTCGATGGCGTCAATTACGTGCCCCACGACGCTCATGGTGTCCTCACCCTTGTAGCGCTTGATCGAAATAATGTCCCGCCCTTGGCGCACCAAAATCACCGTGCTATCCATGCCCCCACGGGCCGGGTCAACCCCAATCACTACGGGCGCACTCATGTCTTTATATAGTGGGCGCTTGAACGCATCCTCCACGGTCACGGGCGAGATAAACTGATCCTCCCCCGCAGCAGGGAACTCCCCGTAGACCTCCACCCGCGCCTGTATGGAGTCTTCCCCATACTCCGCAATGATCTGGTCATAGATCGCCTTATCTGTACCTTCTACGGTACGTGCGTCAATAACCTCGCCGTCCCAGAAGTCCCGCTTCCCGTGGAACGTCTCGAAAAAGTACCCGGTGTTCCGCCGTGGATTACTGAACGCAAACCAGTACCTGTCCAGAATCTTCTCGGTAAAGAATCCGCTCGCCACGCTCCAGATGGCATCGGGTATACCACTGGCCTCATCGAAGATCACCATCATCCCATCGTGATTGTGTACACCGGCGTAGCTGTCCGGGTTCTCCTCACTCCACAGCTTCCCCTCCGCAGACCAGTAGCGCGTACCCTTTTTGAGGTCACGCTCCACCAGGTCAGTCAGCCAAGCAGCAGGTACTAACTTAGTAGCTGACGGCTCCCACCAGTGCGAGTTAATCGCCATCGTCGCCCACTTAGTCAGTTCACCCCATGTGACCGTGCGCAACTGGTTCTCGCTGTTAGCCGAAACAATCACTGTCGATCCGATGCGAGTGGTCAACATCCACAAGATCAGCCAAGACACCAGCGCAGACTTCCCGATACCACGGCCAGACGACACAGCCCGCCGCAGGGCGTCCATGTCCACCTTCCCCTTGTTCTCTTTAATATGGTCAGCAATCGCCCGAAGTGCCCTACGTTGCCATTTCCTAGGCCCGCTAAACTTCTCCAGTGGTGTGTTCTTCTGTCCCCAAGGGAAACAGAACAGTACAAACGTCTCTGGGTTGTCAGCCACCTGCGGGCTCCACAACTGGGTCATCAGGGTTGATTCTTCATCAGCCGAGTAAATAGGCTTCTGCATTACAGCGGCTCCACATCAGTTACATCAGTCAGGTCAATGATCCTAGCCTGGGCCGCAGCCAGCGCACCAGTGATGGAAATCCCACCACCAAGCTCCACGGTTTTAGTCTCGCCATACTTCTTGCGATTGTGGGCGCCCATGAGCCACTTGCGGGTATCAATCTTTAGACGGGAACGCTGGACATCTTCAAGTGAGTCATCTGCGTCTGCAATCTCAATGATCTCCCCGGCCATGAACTCAGTGCGCATCTCCTGCGCTTCGGTAAACAACTGGTTACGGGTCGGGTCTTTCTTGATCCAGCGATAGAAGTCGTTGTAGTCGATTTCGCGCTGGTCATCCCGGAGAACCTGCGACAGGGACTTGCCGTGGGCAATCGAGTCGATGACCCGCATGAAGATGCACTCATATTGAGTCAACACGAGTGCCTTCACCTCGGGGGGTGATTTGGCAAGGCTGCGGCGCTGAGGTTCTAGCCAACTGGGTAGTTCGAGTTGTGCTTGTTGATGTGCGTCATCCGCGCCTACAGGATTGGGGGTCAATGCTTCCATAGTGCTGTGATGCTATCACAGGGATGGAAAAATGCAACTGTGTGTCCATTGGGTCACTAATTACATGATTAATTTGAAAAAATAAAAAATTGTTCGTGAGTCCACCGTAACCGTGACCCATGTCGCGTCGGCCCTCCCCACCCCCTCGATCCCGAGAACCGATTGCCCATGCGCTGCCACGGCATCATGAATCATTGTCCCAATGGGTTAATTGTCATCCTTGCACCGGTTTAGCGACAATGTATCCAATGGGTTAGTGTGTCCATTGGGTCATTGTGTAACCAATGCCTTACCAAGTTACCGGGGTTTTCTCTCTACTGGCGCGATTGTGTCTTCGCGCAGGCGAGGCAAAAGATAGACTATTTCTTTAATGGATGTTTTCCCCTTGTATCCTTGTATCAAATTGACACATTGAGCCAGTGAGGAGAAAAGTGTGGTAACATGCTAAGACACCGGAAACAAAGGAACTTGTATGAATTGCCCCAGCTATATCTCTCAAACCATGTGGGATCAAATGTCGGACGATGAGCAGCGTGAAGAATTGCGCTTGCTTGCGATTGAAGACAACAAACCCCAATTCGTAAACGTTGACATTGACGCTGGTCACATTTACACAAAGAGCAAAAGGGTCAAAAAAGCCGAGCTTGCCAAAGCTGCGCGTAACTTTGAGCAGTTCGACATTCCGGGAACTTTTGCTTACGATGTTGTCACTGGTGAAATTTCCAGGCGAGGGATGTCAATCAACATCGAATCATTGAGTCAATCAAACGGGCATCGAAGCGTGCAATACGCGGGAAAGCGAATTTACTCATCCGTCCTGGCGTGGTTTCTCTATTACGGCGAATGGCCTACCCGAAACATCCGCCATTTGAACGGCGATAGGGGAGACAACCGAATTGCGAATCTCGGCACCGCCGGATCAATGCCCCCACGGTTTCGCGCATTGATCCGGCGGGGAGAGAAGCTGCAACACATCGGATACTTCGCAACCGCTGAGGAACGTGATGCCGCCGTTTTTGCTGCCCGCTTGGGCATTGAACCTAGAGAATAAAAGAACTTGAAAATAGTTAACCCCATTGGGTACATAAATACAATGTACCATTTACACGTACCCAATGGGGTATAGAATTCAATCACTGCACAAACAGTGCAGCATGTAACAGTAAAGGTAAGACACCATGCAAGCTATCCAAACCCGTTATCTTGGCCCCACGAATAGCCGTGGCGCTCGAATCAAAGCATGGGCCGCCGCCGGTTCAATCACTATCGCCTACCCATACGAATTGAGCGGCCAAGCGTGCCATCGTGCAGCCGCTGAGGCACTGGCTTTGAAATGCCAATGGGACACGCCGTTTTATGGTCAGTTGCTCGGAGGCCAATTGGCGAATGGCGACTATGCCTTTGTCTGGAATAACGTTCACTCTAAGGATTAATCATGCGTCAACACTACACCACTACCCGCGCCCCTTCGCGCTTGGCAGCCGCTGCCTTGGCTATTGCCATAGGCCTAGCACTGGCACTTGTTTTGTTTTTTAACCTTTGAGGTGATCAATCATGAACTACGCTAATTTGCCAAATCAAGCCGCAGCAATGGCCGCCAGTGCCAAGAACGGCACTTTAAAGCACGGCGGTTCAATTTACACGTTCACGTTCACCCCTGAGTGGGTGTACGAAATAACGGATCAAACCGGCGAAGTGCTAACCCGGTTTAACACTAAAAAGCTAACCGTTGCGCGGCAATGGCTGCGCGACTATTTGGAGAATTGAACCATGATCCGCGAATCAGACATAAAGCATGAGAACGGCGCCCACTGGGTATTGGACGATAAAGCGTCTTACATGGTGCTGCGCACCGGGCTAACCCATTCCACTTCGGATAGCTCATACCCGCGCACGCCTGACGGCCTGAGCATAGCCATCGCCCGGTGCAACTACCTAGCCAAGACCCGCAAACCCGTAACCATTGGAGCTTAAACCATGCAAACAATCGAACTCGAACGCGCCGCCTACATTGCCAACAATCCCCAGGCGGCACTGTTAGCCCGGATCGCTGACCTTGAGCGCAAGATTACGCTCTATGAGTCCACGCTTGATGTAATTGCTACTAACGGCAAAGCGTTAAGCGGGGAGCAATGCGCCCTGATAGCGTATGACGCACTCTAATGCTATTTGCCGCCCTCATAGCGGCCCTTATCGCGCTGATTCTGGGCCTTTAACCCCTAAACCCTGACCACCCTACCCCATGACCACTAAACCCCCTAAAAACGCCGTTCTAGTTGACCTGATGGCGCGCCTATCCCTGACCGAAGGGCAAGCCGCCGCCTATTTCGGCGTTCCCGTGTTTACTTTCCGAAAGTGGGCTAATGGCGAGCGAGCCCTAAATGCTGCCGTCGTGCGCTTAATTGAGATCATGGGCATGGTGGAAGCACTCGCGCCAGGACTGCACCAGGCGCTACTACCCGACGCTGCACCTAAGCGCGGGAGGCCCAAAACAAAGGGGGCATAAAGCCCCCTGATTAGTCAAGTAACTCAGCCCTGTATGTACGGGGCTTTTCTTTTTTGGAGAGCCGATATATCTCATCCAAATGGCGCTGTTTGGCCTTAATGACATCGAGCCGGTGATCCTTGAACTGGGCCTGTAGAACGGGGTTTATGGCCCATTGGGCGTGATGTTGGGACTCACGGCTACCGTCATCCATTCGGGCCACCCAGCGCCCTTGCTCTAGTGGGTACATGGCGCCGTATATGAGTTGATCCTGCTGCCATACGTTGATCTTTTCGATCTGCCTGCGGGCGCTGCGCTTAATCTCGGCCAGGGTAATCGTCGTATCGTCGGCATGTTGAATGATATGGTCGCGCATCCACGTATCGAAGTTGGATGCACCCGATAGCTCGGACAGGGCGTAACGGTAGGCGGGGACAATGTAGCTCTTGGTGATATGGATGACCCGTTGGGCTAAGTCTTCCGATACCGTGGGGGCGAATGGTGACTCGATCAGATGCCACATAAGCATGAGCCGCCCGGCCAGTCCCTCGACCTTACCGAATGCCGTCATAAAGGTATCGTCCGACTGTAGAAGGCGCTCGTCTTTTCTTTTCTCGTCGTACCAGTCCTGGAACGCCTGATACGCGGTCTTGGCTCCTGGTGACAGTTGATAGGTCAGTGGGGGCATGGCAAAGATAACCCGGAGGGTCTGTTCCCACTGGCCCTTGTTCAGCAGGTAGTCGGGAATCTCCACGGGCTTGCGGGTCAGATCGCCATTAAGGATGCAGGGGATAAACCGCTGCACCAGACCATCGGCTGACAGGTTAGCTAGGTTCTCGCGAAACACGCGGGGCTGAATATTCCCGTAAATGCTAACTGCTAGGTTTTCCGCGAAGATTGAGCCGCTACCCACTCGATCCATCTCATAGGGTGCTGACTCGTATGCCTTCACCCATGCGCTGCGGTCTTCCCCACTGGTCTTGTCTGTCAGCTTGCGCACCCAGCTATTCATCTCGTCCAAGGCGCACAGCAGGCCACGGGGCCGGTCAGCCGCCAGGCGCACCAGCTTCTGGCTGGTAATGTCGTCCACGGTAATGCGCAGGGGGACAGGCTGGGGTGGCAACTCGTGCACTGCTGGTGCCTGGCTGCTGTCTAGTAGTGCCTCGGGCTTGCCGCTGAAGTCGAGAAATGCCTTCTTGCTGGCCGCGAACATGGCCTCCTGACCTTCCCATGCCAGCAGTTCCTTGCCGAAGCGTGGCCGGTCTTCCATTTCTAAGTGCTTCAATGGTGACAGCATAGGGGTGCTGCCGGGGGTCTTTTTGTCTGCTGGTGCACCGATGGTCATCAGCCACAAGACAGGGGGCACCTTGAAGTCTTTGATCAGTTCGAGTCGGGTGCGGGCGTCCACTACACCACAGGCTGCGGCCAAGCCAGCGAACAGGGGCACCAGTGGATCGCAGCCTACAGTCTGGCCGATCTCGTCTGCCCGGCGCGCCAAGACAGCGGGCCACAGTTCCACGTCCATGCGTGGGGGTCGTGGCCTAAGATCGACCAGTACGGACTTTGGGTCGGCTGGGGACTCCATTGCGGAGAACAGGGTGCTTATATCGGGCATGGGTCGCGTCCATCCGTGTTGTTTGGCGATATGGAACAAGGTGCCCAGCTTAACCGCCGTGCCTTTGTCGTTCCTGAAGCTGGCCCACTGGTGAACAATGGCCGACTCGCCGGGGTACTTGGCCGAGGGCAAGCTCCAGTCGTTCCACAGCGCCAGCGCCGGGTCTACTTGGTCGGTCTGTTCACCGGCCCACTTGAGCGCCATGCCCACGCTAACCCACTCCTCCCGTGGACAGTCCGGGGTGATGGATGCCAGCGCCGTGCGTATGTCTTCCCATGAAGCACCTACATCGCCGCCCGTGTCAATGGTGCGCTCTTTGTCTTGGTTCAGCAGCCCCTGCCACAGATCGAGAATGGCCTGCGGGACTGTTGGCAGGCGCATCCAGTGGCCCCGGCCTGCCCACCGATAGGGCTGCATCGTTTCGGGGTGGATGGATGGTGGCAGTACATCCTGAACAGTCAGGCCGTTAGCCGTGGCGCAGCGCAGTTCGTATGCTGTCAGGCCGTTGATGATGATCTTCTTGCTTGGTAGGGCCAGCCCGAAGGGCATCGCGTACAAAAGTTTGCCGTGCCCTGCCCTGCCCGAGTCAACGATAACGGCATCGTTGGCATCGTATAGCTGTTGCAGATCAATGCCCTGTTGTTTCAGCGCCGTGGTGGTGCTGTCCCACTCGTCAATGTCTAAGGCCATCGTGGCGCTGTAGGCATGGGCCAGCCCGATACCGAAGCCGTGGGGTAACTCTGTCTGGCTCTTAAGAGCGTTGGCCTTCATGTTCCAGCCTAGGGTGCGCGGCCCTTTGGTGCCTGATGGGATGGGGACAAGTGACCATCCGTGGCGAATGTAGGCATCGACTGATGCGGGGTGCTGTGTAACTTGGGGTGCTGTGGACATTGAACGCCTGTCTAAAAATTTATTTGCAAATTATGTTTGACAGTGTACACCACCGTGATACACTTGCGGCAACAAATCAGGAAATTTATGGCAACCACACCTAAAACCAAGTTTCTGAGCACTCGGGTACGTCCTGAGACTCACTCCAAGTTTCACGTCAAAGCACAGAAGTTCGGGCAACCGTCTGATGTGTTGCGTGAATTAGTCGATGCGTTCATTGATGACCGCATCAAAATCCAACCCCCTGTAACTGTAAAAGAAAGCCTCTACCATGTCTCTTGAACTCAAAATCGAAGCCCTGACCGCTGCCGTAATCGCCCTGACTGCCAAGATGGAGTCGGGCACTGTAACACCAGCCGCTGCACCTGTTGCTGCTGCACCTGCTCCGGTAGTAGTTGCACCTGCTCCGGTAGTAGTTGCACCTGCTCCAGTAGTAGCTGCTCCGGTAATAGCTGCACCTGTGATGCCCGCACCCCCTGCGTTCATGGCACCCGCATTTGGTGTTTCGGCCATAACCGTTGCACCTGTGATGCCCGCACCCCCTGCCTTCATGGCCGCACCTGTTGCCGCCCCTACAGGTAATGTTGTGGGCACTCCTGCACCGTTTACCGACGGCAAAGGTCTGATTGATTACGTGATGGGCGCCTACAAGGCACTCGGCGCTACTAAGGGTGCAAATATCCAATCTGTACTGCTTGGCATAGGCTACCAGAACATCAATGATGTGAAGCCCGAGCATTACGCTGCCCTGTTCGCTGGTGTTGAAGCACTGAAAGGCTGATCATGTTGCAATTCTTTGGCATCTGGATTATTGCTGCATGGCTTACCCATGTTGTGGTCTGCCTTAAGACTGCCGCTTGGGGATTCCTGATTGCTGGCGCTATCTTGTTCCCAGTCGCTTGGGTTCACGGCACTGGCGTCTGGTTTGGGTTCTGGTAATGACCGGCCACGCCCAACTGTCTCCATCGAAGCGCAGCCGTTGGGCCTTGTGCCCTGGCAGCATTCGGGAGGAAGCCAAGTACCCAGAGCAAGCGTCTGGGCCTGCTGCTATTGATGGCACCCACAGCCACCACCTGCTGGAAACCTGCATCAAGGAATGTAAGGAAGCTGCTGAATACATCGGTCTGACCTTGAAGGATCACGAGGGTCTGTTCACTGTGGACAAGGATCGTGCAGCCCGTGTGCAGATTGCACTGGACTACGTTGACCAAAAGTTCATTTCTACTGAGTGTGATGTGATGGCTGAGACAAAGGTTGATCCGGCGTTCCTGTTGGGTCGCAATGACCTGTCGGGCACGGTAGACGTTCAACTTTTAAGCAGTGACACGCTGGAGCTTATCGACTATAAAGACGGCATGGGTGTTGTTAGTGCTGAAGGCAACATGCAGCTTGAGCAGTACGCTTACGGCGTCTTGGCAGGCTACAAGCTGCCCATTAACGGCACCTATCCGTTCAAGTATGTGACCATGACGATCATCCAGCCCAAGCTGGCGCTGCGGGGCATGAATGCTATTTCCAGTAGCACAGTGACAGTGATTAGTCTGATGGAAAACATCGGTACAATCATCAAGCAAGCCGCTGCCACTGATCAACCAGATGCACCGCTTGT